TCCGCATCACCTGAGGGCTATTTCCAAACTCAGGTCCGTGTGACCTTTGAATTCATCGAGGAACTCTGACCATGGCTTTTTATCGCGGCGAACAAGGCAACGTACTGTTCAAGCATGATTCTGCTGACACGCTTACTGTTGTCACCGCTGTGCAGTCATGGTCGCTGTCGATTGAAAAGGATGCGCTGGACGCTACGGTCTTCGGCAATGAGTTCCGCAATCCTGTCGGCGGTTTGATCAGTGGCAGCGGCACCATTGAGGTGTTCTACGAAAAGACTGCTGCTGGTGACGGCAAAGGCGACTTGATCCGTGAAATCCTGACCACACCTTCAACTGAAAGCACCACTGCAAGTGCTGAGCTTTATACCTACGATGCTGGCAGCCAGGGTAGCGGCAGCGAAAAGATTACCTTTGATATTTTAATTACAAGCGCAGAATTTAATGCTACGGTAGGTGAGCTGCAAGTTGTAACCCTTGGCTTTGAAACCAAGGGCACCATTGCAATCGCATCTGTCGCTTGATCTAAACCATGCCTTCCAAAACTGTTAGAACAGTTGACCTACTGGTTGGGGCTTTTGACCTTAGCCAACGCCGTAAATTTACGATTAAGAACGACGCAGGCGAAGCGGTCTTGGATCTTTACTTTCGCCCCATCACCCGAGCTGATCGCAAGCGTGCTCAAGCCGCTGCCAACAGCGACGAAGCATTAGACATCAGCACACAGATGCTGTGCCAGCTTGCCGAAATAGAAAATGGCACTAAGGCGTTTGCTGCTGGTGATGCCGCCAAGTTACAGCATGAACTGCCGGAGTCAGTGCTGAACGACCTTGAGCTGTTCTTGTTTGGGATTGGTGAAAGCGGTAGTCTGGAAGAAGCAAAAAACGACTGAAGCAGGACAGTTGGCTCAATTTTGAGTTCTTCTTGGCCTGCGAACTAGGAATGACAGTCAGTAAGCTCCGCACAGAATTAACTGATGCGGAGTTCATTCACTTTGCAGCATTTTACGAATTAAAAGGTGAACGTGAAAACGAGGCGATGAATCGCGCAAAAACGCGACGGCGTTAAAATGTAGGCATCGCTTGAGTAAGCCGTGGCAGTATCCAACGTTGAGCTGATCGTCAACGCAGTCAAAGCGATCAATCCACTGCGGAAAGTTCAACAAGAAAGCAAAAAAGTCGAAAATGGAATTCGTGATGTAAATGGGCGACTGCGTGATGCTAAAAGTAGATTTATTGGAGCTGGACAAGGTGCCGATAAAGCTTCGCGTGCTTTTGATGGTTTAGCCAAAAAAGCTGCAGGTTTAGCTGCTGCTTATCTTGGTCTTAATGCCGCGCAAAATGCTGTTCGCCAAGGCATTCAACGGATTGAATCAGAGCGACGTATTGAATTTTTAGCGAAAGGATATGGTGAAGTCGCGCAATTACAAGATGCAGCAACAAAAGCCGCTAAGCGATTTGGCACTGGTCAAACAGAAGCAAATCGTGCATTGGCTGATGTGTTTGCTCGGTTGAGACCTGTTGGCGTTGGGCTTGAAGACATTGTTAGTGTTTACAACGGATTTAATACTGCTGCACGAATTAGCGGCTCAACAGCAGTTGAATCAGCAAATGCTTTTAGACAGCTTTCTCAAGCACTTGGATCAGGTGCTTTACGTGGTGACGAATTTAATAGTATTTCAGAGCAAGTCCCTGGGATTCTTACGGCAATTTCTAAAGAAACTGGAGTTGCTCAAGGTCAACTAAGAAAATTTGCAGCCGAAGGCGGCATTACTGCTGATGTTGTAATTCGTGCATTAAAGAGAATTGAAACAGAAGGCGCTGCTCAGTTAGAGGCTGCATTAGATGGTCCTGCACAGGCAATAGCTGACTTTCAAAATGCAGCAGAAGATGTGCAAGTTGCACTGACAAGAGATATTGTGCCTCAAATGGCACAAGTATTCAGGGGATTAGCCGAGTTAATTGTAAACCTTGAAGGACCGATTAAATTTATTGGTGGCGTCGCATCAGATACATTAAATCAAATCAATAGCCTGATAACTCAAGCTACAAAACCTGCTGCATTTGCCGCACGCCGTGATATTGAAGCAGGTTTGATTCCGACAAATCTTGTTGCTGCGTTCACTGGTGGTGATGTGCGCGGTGGAGCTAAAGAATTATTTGGCGAGGCAGGGCTTGCTGAACTAGAGGAAAGAGCACGCGAATTCTCAAAACTACGAGGCGTAGGGTTTCAAGAAACGCTTTTGCAATTTATGCAAGATCGCTTGAAAACAATGGATGCCGTGCCAACAATAACTTCATCATTGACACCACCAACACTTCCAACACTAACCGCCACTGGTTCTGGCGCTGGCGCAAGCCGCAGTGCGGCTGACACGGAAAAGCTAGCAAAAGCCACTGGACGGCTTAATTTAGACGCAATTTCTTACCTGCAAACGTTAGAGGAAACAGAAAAAATAGAATTTGAACGAGGCAAGCAAATTGCTGACCTGATCAATGCCGCAGAAGATGCAGGCAAGGCGTTTGCAGAAGATTTTGCTGAACGAGCAGCCAATAAAACTGACGTGTTGAAAGATGCGTTGCAAGGCGTTGGTAATGTCCTTGGCAATCAGTTGATGAACGTGTTTGACGGATTGATCAACAAAACAGTTGATTTTAATGATGTGTTGCGGTCTACTTTATCGCAAGTTGGTAGGTTGCTGATGACTGCTGGCTTGAATCAACTGGCCGGTCCTGTGGGATCACCTGGCATCCTTAGCTTCCTTGGATTCGGCACACGCGCTAACGGCGGTCCTGTTGCTAGTGGTCGTCCATACATAGTTGGTGAGCAAGGCCCTGAGTTGTTTATGCCTCAACAATCTGGCAACATTAGATCAAACGAAGATATGCGCCAGTTGATGGGACGTTCACCAGCCGCGTCTAACGCATCAGCGATGAACTTTACCTTTGAAACAACTAACATCGGCGGCACTGAGTATGTCAGCCGCGAGCAGTTAGAAGCTGCAATGGCAACGACCAGGCGTCAAGCTGCAAGCGACGGTGCAAAGCGTGGTATGAACATGACACTAGATAGAATGCAGAATAGCCCACGCACACGCTCCCGCGTTGGTATTAGCTGATGCCATTTCCAAACATAAAGCCAACAACGCGCAGCTTTAAGATGGGCGATTACCCCAGCAAGACCTACAGGTCATTGTCGGGCACTATCTTCAAGCGTGCATTCGGGAACAAGCAGACTGGTTATACGTTGAATTTAACGTTCAGGAACATTGGGGATACGTTTGAGCTGCGAACTAATTCAGGCGCAGCAAAAGAAATCATCGATCACTATAACGATGTCGATGGAACGTTCAGCAGCTTTACGCTACCTGCGCGTGTATTTGAAGGTATGGACAACGATTTTAGAGATCTGATACGAAGCCCATCTAACATAAAATGGCGATACGCGCAGCCACCGCAAGTTCAAAGTGTCAAGTCTGGCGTGAGTACAGTTGCCGTAAGTCTTGTTGGAGAACTTGACGCATGACACAAGAAATACGCATTGTTCAGTTCTTTAAGTTAGAAACGGCAACAGGAAAGTCACATAGATTCCAAAACTACTTCGTAGGGCAAAAGATTACGTTTGGGAGTTTGACGTATAGTTTTGCGCCATTTCAAGTTGAAGGCAGTGTGTCAAGCCTGAACGGTGACAACTCACAGATTCAAGTATTGTTTCCTGCCACCGAATACGCAATACGTCTTGTCGAGGAAGGCAGCGGCAACAGAAAAAGCAAATTATCTCTTTACACACGCACAGTGCCAAGAGACAGCACTGGAGCAGTCTCTAACAGTGGGCCGACTGAGCAATATATCGGACTAGGCGCAAGTTTTAGCGCAGAAACAGTTGAACTGCGTTTTAATACAGCGGCTGACGCTGTAGCATCTAACTTCCCAGCGCAACGCTTGAATCAAGAAAACGTCGGCATCTTGCCGTTGGAATCAGCTTTGTCATTAAGATGAACGACCTGATTGGCCTTGAATACTGCTGGGGCGCACATCCGCGCGATGGTCGCAACAAGACTGACTGCTTTCAGTTGGTATGTGAAATCCGCACACGGCTTGGCTTGTCAGATCACAGCGAAAAATTTGCTTGGGCATACTGGTGGTTTACTGCTGAAACACTGAAGCCACGCCATGTCGCACGGTGGTTACTGCAGAGCGGCAAACGTATTAAAATGCCAAGAGATGGTGCCGTTGCATTGCTCGCTGGAACTGACAATCCCGCACTTGGTACGGTTGTTGATGGGCGAATCATCTGTATCGCACCTGGCGGTCGCGTGATTTCAATCCTGCTAGAGCATGTAAACGCTTATTACTTCTGGGTGGACTGATGCGGAAACTACTTCCTTACGAGCACCAGCTAATTGAATCGCTAGGTATTAGCAAAGAAGAATACCTAGAATTTGTTGCAATTCAGCAAGAATACAAAGACTCTAAAACGGGAACAGTCTTTGATGTTACAAACGCATTAGCTCCCGTAGCAGCAGCATCAGTTGTAGTTGGTGCGTCGGCTGCTAAAGCGACTACGACGGCGATTGCACTGACCGTTGTTGGTGTATTGTTTCAAGTTGGTGCTGCGCTGCTTGCACCAAAGCCTGAAATACCAAAACTTAGAGATAAGCAGCGCCGAGATAGACAGCAACGCTTTGCACCTACGTTTGGGTTTAACAGCACGCAAGAGCTGGCAAGCTACGGCGATCCTATCAACCTTGTTTATACAAACGAGAACGGCCTTGGCGATGTAAGGGTTGCAGGTTCGCTGGTCTGGTCATCGATTGAAAACTTTGGGTCAACGCAGTTCATGCAACTGATCCTTGCCCTTGGTGCGTCAAAAATCAAAGGCATTGACTTTACTAAAACAGCATTCGGTCAAGCCGGAATGATTGACCTAGATAAACAAAGCGTATTCATATTTTCTAAGTCAGCCGGTGCTGATGGCGTCCCGCTTTACAAGAGCATTGTTTCTGGGCTTGGCAGCAAGGATTTCTTCCCTGAACGATTAAAACCCACAAGTGGAGACAACCCTGCTTGCATGATTGCTGTCAACGGCAATAAGCATAAAGGATTTAGCCAAGCCTATACGCCGTCAACATCAACAAGTCTTGGTGTATTTGACGCCATCCCGATCAATGTACTTGTTAAAACACGAGACAAAGATGGTGATCGAGAGGAAGCAAACATTGCGATTGAAATGCGTAGCGGTCAGAAGAGCAACAATAAATGGCGCAATAGAAGTGGTTCGTTTGACGAGGACGATCAAATCCAAGTATTCTTTGACAATCTTAAAGAAGGCTCTGGAGACAGAGAGCCTAGGCGTTCAGCACGAGATAGCAGGAGGCAGATATGTGACGCCTTAGATTTTGGTAGTACATACATGCTAGGCACGGCTAAGTTTAGGCTATTGTCTTACGAGACTTCAGCCAGAAACATTGATCAAGGCGAAGTATTTGTTAATTTCAAATGTATTGAAGCCGGTCAAATTCCTAGCACTGCATACGGGCTGAAAGAGCCGCGCGAAGAAAACAAAGAGCTAAGAAAAGAATATGAAGATGCTAAAAGAATTTTAGCTGACCCGCATACTGAAGAAAACGTCAGAAAAGATGCAATAAATATAACAAATCAGACCGACCCATTTGTAAACATCGTTTTTAGTGGCACTGAGACAGTGCGATGGTATCCAGAGTTTAATGCTGAAATTGAGCTTGAAGACGGGACTACGCAAAGTGTACCTTATGTGGTCAATATACAAAGCAGCTATTCATTTGATAAAGGTGGATCGATTGCATATACTCAGACGCTTAAAGATGAATTAAACGGCGACAAGCCTGTTCTAAAAACTAAAGCAATTAAGAAAAGCGTTCGCAGGCAAATAAAGGCATTGCGTGATTTAATTGATGACGTAAACGAAGGCGTTTACGACGGCGGCGACGACTTGCCTTGGGGAAACAACAGCTACAGCGTGGGACGTGACCCAAACGAAAGCATTTCCGACAATAATGTGAATGGCGTGTCGGGCAGGGATATTTACAACGCTAGCAAAAGCAACTTTAAGACCCATGGTTATGACAAGAGCTTTATCGATCAAGATGGAAACGTAAGCAACAGCAGCAGCGATATTCTGTATTTCAGCTTTGTCTATATCGACCGCAACAACCGCTGGAACTTTTTTAACTTTAATGGCATTGGTAGAGATCAGCAGGGAAGTGAAGAGCCAATTCTTTTTCCCAATGATAATAAACTAAGCAGAAGAAGAGATAAGGTTGAAAATGCCAAAGAAAAAGTTCAAAAAGAAAAGAAAAAAAGCAGCGATCTTGACAAAAATACTACAACAATTAATAACAAAACGCTTTTGAATTTCAAGACCGATTTAGATATTGTTGACTTTATAGGCCCTATCCGCGAAAACGAAGAAAACGAAGAAAAGCGACGCAACAAGGTTGATGCCCGCATTAAGAGAAATTTTGAAAAGATGCATAAACTGGCTACTGACATTATTAAGGATGACATTGATTACCTTGAAGCGATCAGGGAAGCTATTCCCACGGAAAATGAAACTGACCGTTTTGGCACTAGGTTAGTGCGTAAAGAAATCAAAGCCTTAATCAAAGACAAGGAAGAAGCTCTTGATGAAGTTACAGATGTGCTTGAAAACTGGGAAGAGTATCAACAAGCATTTGACAATACGTTCTTTGCGAAGTGCCTTGTAAAAGCTGAGACAGCATCGTATGACACCTTGAGCCTGTGCAACGTCGTTAAGTTTTCACTTAAGACACGGTTGTTCCGCAGGATTTCAGGTCGTCAGAAAAAATACGGTGAACGAAAAGAAAAGCAGTACAGCGCATCAGACAATGGCGTTAAGAGCCGGATGGTATTTTTCCGTTTGATTTTTAGTGAAACCGGTGGTGCCGAGGAAGTGGTGCCGTATGTATTTGCGATCAGGCATGGCAGTGACGCTGACTTCTACACTCAACTGAGTTTCTATAACGGGACGCAGAAAAAGTGGAAGTTTAGGTTTGAACCTGTCTTTGATATTACCGCAGAATATAAGCAACGAGCATTCACAAAATTTGCTTTCCTTGAAAACTCAGACACCGTTGTGACGTTGAGTCATAAAGGTTCTACGTTTTCGTGGTACGGCAGAGAAGTTAATGCTGATTCTACCAGAGGATATTACCCTGACGAAACTGAACGCGGACCAATCCAGACGAATGAATGGGATATGTTCTCTGTCAACTCAGACACGCAAATTCAATTTAGCTTTGAGTCTGGCCCTGAGATCGCGCTGACGGCTGTAACTGAGCAGCAGATCGACAAAAGTATTAGCAACAAATACTCAAACATGACGATGATGGCCCTTGGTGTATTTGCTGGAAGAGGCATCCAAGATCTACGAAGCATTTCTACCTTGGTCACAGAAGGCAAGGCGTGCCGTAAGGTTGAAAATCCTAGCGCAACCCCATCATCATCCAGCAGCTATGCACCAGATATTTTTGTTGATACTGTGCTTGATCCTGATAACGGAATTGGCAAGTATGTCGATGTTGTAAATGTTGACAAGACAAGCCTGACGCTAGCCAAATCATTCTGCAAAAACAACAACTTGCCTTTGCATGAACTAGCGGGCAACAACGATCTCACATTCTTCATGGATGGCATTATCGCTGACGTTGGATCGTGGCGTGAGTTTTGGGTCAATAACGCGCCGTTTAGCTTGTTGGAGTTAGCACGGAAGAACGGTGTTGACACTTTAGTGCCTGCCTTACCTTGCGATGGTTCGGGTAAAGCAGCAGAGAACAGCGGCGTACCAATTGAAGTCACGATTTCTGCATTGTTTACGCCAGGCAATATCCTTGAGGATTCCTATAAAGAAGAGTTCCTGAATTATGGCACAGCTACAGAGGATCTTATCGCATCGATCATTTATCGGGAGTATGAAGCGACTGAAATCTTCAGTACAAAAGCCACTGTTGACGTGAGCTTGAAAGGTATTGACACAGACGCAGCAGTCCGCGAAACATTTGATCTCAGCCAGTTCGTAACACAAAGGGAACAGGCAATTATGTTCGGCAAGTTGCTATGCAATCAACGTCGCCATATCCGCAAAGGAATTGAATTTAAGACGTTTCCGTCTGAAGCGGTGATTGCGCCTGGTGACTTTGTATTTGTGGACATCGGTCTTGAAGACTGGGACCGCTACTCTGCAGGCATGGTGATGGATGATGGATACTTAAACACACCGTTGTCTGACGCACCACTCAATGGAACGTATGAGTTCTTGCTTTACAAGCCTGATACGGGTGAAGTAGTGAAAAAGTCTTCAGTGTCTGTTACGAACAATGACACAACGCTCAACGGTTTTGCCGGTTATATGTTTGTAATGGGCATTTCAAAGCCACAGAAGCGCGTGTACCGCGTCACAGAAATCGCTATAGAAGAAGAAGGCGAAGTAGCGATCAAGGCGCTTGAGTATCCATGTTTTGAAAGTGGCGGCCAACTTTGTGCGCGGATTGCAGACTTCCGTGCAGGCAACTTTGATGTAAGCTAGGATGAAAGCAATGTCCCAGCCATGTCATGACCTTTTACACCGGACGCGAAGGCTCAATGAAATTAGGGTCAAATGTTGTTGAAAAGGTTCGGGACTGGTCGCTTGAGACGACTGTTGAACTACTCAACACCACCACGATTGACAGTGGTGTGAGTACTTTTACTCCTGGCGTCAAAGGCGCTACTGGTAGCGCGACGTTGTTGTATTATCAAGCTGGAACCACTAATTTTACAGACATTTTATCTAAAATCCTAAAAACAAGCGAAATTGCCACTACCGACAGAGTACAACTTTCGTTGCTAGTCCAAAATTCTGCACAAAATACAATTACATTCTATGCTTATATTACATCAGCAACTGTTTCGGTTAGTTCCGGTGAATTAGTTGTTGTACCTTTCAACTTTACTGTTGATGGCGAGTTTACTAGTGTAATTTCGTAAAGCAATGGCTTTTTACCTCGGCAACCACGGTAACATCCGTTTGCGCCGTGGTACGGACAAGGATGCTGGCAATTTCAACGCAACGATTAGTCCTGATGACATCAACACAACTTTAAACAGAATTGGCGTTGAAGGGTCACTTGATAACCTAATCACAGGCGATCGTGTTGTTTTTACAACAACTGACAACCGTCGTTTAGATTTTATTCCAGACACAAGGTTTGGTGAGCTTGAATTTTTGCAAACAGAAGCTGGTGACCAGCTAATTACACAATCGGGCGATGCGTTTTACAAGAATGGACTGACTACTGATGATTTTACGGCGTATGTAAACATGAATGCTGTTGGTGGCTTGCGCCTGTACAGCGAATTTGCAGACGCGATCAACAATGAACGATCCAATGAAATAGCCCTTGACCCATTTACAAATGAACCAATCAATACAAACTTAACTGTACGCGATACACGTTTTAATATCTTAGGAAATGTTAGCAGGTACGAGTTTAACACCTCAAGGGATGCAGTTGATACGACAGCTCTTAGTGATAAATACAAGCAGCAGTTTAATGCGGGTTTGATTAGCGGTAGTGGGCGAATTGAATGCGCGTTTGATTATACGACTACAACAAGCACAGAGGCTCCCATTATTATGCTGCAAACGATCCAGCGATTAGATATGGGGTGTGCTTTTGATCTTGCTCTATATTTAACAGACAAAGAGGTTGTCCCGAGTGTAGATAACATTTTTTACTTGACTACAGCGGTTACAACGTCAACAGGCATCTCGGTAGAAGCAGGCGGTCTTGTCACTTGCACCGTTGATTTTATCACGACTGGTCAGATCAGGCTTGTCATCGGCAGGCCAGATGAATACATCCTTAAGGAAGATGATGACCGTATCCAAGTTGAGCACAGCTTGGACTTCCTTTTACAGGAGCTAACGGACTAAAATAGGACCAATGTCCCTGCTGGTGGAGCTAAGGCTTTGGCTGACCAAAGAATTTCAGAATTAGTTGAGCTATCAAAAGCTGGTGTCGCTCAAAACGACGTACTGCCGATTGCGGACGTAAGCAGTTCTGAAACCAAAAAGGTCACAGCCAAAAACCTTGTTGATGCTGGCCTTGACCTGATTGATGTCAGCACGATTGACCTGGACAAGCTGGATCAAAGCAGCACGACCAAGATTGGCAC